GACCGGGGCGACATCGCTGCAGGCATCGAGACCAGCGTCAACCGCTCGGTGCTGTGCTGGAGCGCGTTCATCGACGGCGAGCTGGCCGCGATCCTGGGCTGCGCCCCGATCAACATCCTCACCGGCATCGGCTCGCCCTGGATGCTCGGCACGCCCGTGCTCGATGCGCACCAGCGTGTCCTTGTCCGCAGCACCCCCGAGTACATTGCCCGAATGCTAAAGGCGTTCCCCCACCTGGTGAACTTCGTGCACGCGAACAACACCACCAGCGTGCGCTGGTTGCGCCGTCTGGGGTTCACGCTGCACGCCGCTCAACCCTACGGTGCACTGGGAGAGCCTTTCCACCTGTTTGAAATGCGAGCCTGACCATGTGTGAACCAACCACAATTGCAATGATCGCCATGGCGGCCGGTACTGCCGTATCCGCCAAGGCCTCCTACGACCAGGGCCAAGTCGCCAAGCAAGTTGGCCGCAACAATGCGACCATGGCGGAGTACGCCGCGCAGGATGCGCAAAAGCGCGGCGAGGAAGACGCCGCCGCAATTCAGCGCAAAGGCGCAGCGCTCAAGTCCGCGCAACGCGTCAGCCTGGCCGCTCGAGGCCTGGACCTGGGGTATGGCACGGCTGCCGACCTGCAAGACCAGACCGATTTCTTCACTCAATCCGACGTCGCCACCACTCGCACCAACGCTGGCCGCGACGCCTGGAGCATGCGCGCGCGCGGCCAGCAGGCGGTGTTCGAGGGCAACGCCGCTGCACGCAACGCCAATATGCAGGCCGCAGGCTCCCTGCTCAGTGGCGCGGGCCAGGTGTCCGACAAGTGGAACACCTACAGCAAGAAAGGGCCGTAAACCATGCCGCAGGTTCCTGTCTACCAGGACCGCCAGGTCCGCACCGAGGCGTTGCGCCCGGTGTTTCAAAACACGCCCGATGTCAGCTCGGGCGGTCGCGCACTGGGCCAAGGCCTGGGCCAGGTGGCCGAGGCCGCCGACCGTATCGACCTGCGCGATGCGCAAGCGAAGGCCGCCACCGCCGAGTCACAAATCACCAGCGAGTGGATGAAGTGGGACGCGGAGAACCGCAACAAATACCGAGGAGCCAACGCCGACGGCTACGTGCCCGCCGCCGAGGCCTGGTGGAAGAGCGCCGCCGAGACCGCCGGGCAAGAGCTCAACCCCCGCGCCAAGAGCCTGGCCACACAAAGCCTGCGCGCCAAGCAGATCGCCGCCTTGGGCAACGTGCAGACGTTCACCGTGGCCGAGAAGGAGCGCCACGCCGACGAGACCTACAGCGCCGACGTGGCGACCACGATCCAGTTCGGGGTGACCTCGGGTGATGTGGCCAGCACCGCCGTGCAGATCCGCGACAAGGCCGCCGTGCTCGGCGCACGCAAGGGCTGGACCACCGAGCAGGTGCAGGCCGAGGCGGGCAAGAACCTGTCGGCGATGCACCTGGCACAGATCAGCAAGCTGGCCGAAAACAACGCCCAGGCCGCGCAGGCCTACTACGACGCCAACAAGGCCGAGGTCGGGTTCCAGAACCAGGCCCGCGTTGAGCAAGTGCTCAAAGGCGAGATGGACAACCAGTTCGCCACGCAGACGGCCGCCGCCATGGCGGGCAAACCTCTGAGCGAGCAGCTGGCCGAGGCCAGCAAGATCACCGACCCGCAGCGCCGCGAGAAGACGCTCAACCAGGTGCGCAACAACTACGCCCTGGTCAAGCAGGCCGAGCAGGAGCAAGAGGCCAAGTTCTCTGACCAGGCCTGGCAAATGTTCAGCCGTGGCCAGAAGATCCCCGAGGCGATCCTCTCCGGCATGAACGGCCGCGAGCGCGCGCAGCTGCAAGAGTCGCAGCGCACACGCGCCGAGCGCCTGGCCCAAGGCACCCCGGTCAAGACCGACATGCTGACCTACATCGACACCCGCGAGAAGCTCGCCCGTGGCGAGAAGGTCGACCTGCGCGCGCTCACCGAGAAGATCGGCAAGACTGAGATGGAGACGCTGCTCGACATCCAGACCACCGCCAGCAAGGGCGGGGTTAAGCAAGACAGCATGCTGACCGACGAGGCGCGCATCAACTCGGCGATCGTGGGCTTGGGCATCGACAAGAAGAAAAACCCCGACGCCGCCGTCAAGCTCACCGACGAGATCGACCGCCGCGTGCGCTCGGCCTCTGCCGCCAAGGGCGGCAAAGACCTGACCGCCGACGAGAAGCAAGGCATCGTCGACCGCGTCGTGATGGACAAGGTGTACGTGGACGAGTGGGGCACCGACCCGCAAAAGCCCCTGGCTTTGCTCACACCGGACGAGCTCAAGAAGGCCTACGTCAACGTCAACGGCCGCAACGTGCCTGTGTCCTCGGTGCCGTCGATTGACCGCCGACAGATCGTCAAGGCGCTGCAGGCCACCGGCCAGCAACCCACAGAACAAGCCATCGTCGAGATGTACCTCGCTGGCAAACAGAAAGGCTCTGCCAAATGACGGATTACTTGAGCCTCGCGCAACAGCGCGCCCCCCAGGCCGCTGAAGAGCAGGACAACCCGTACATGCCCCTGGCGCAGCAGCAACAGGCGCTGCAGCAAAACCGCGCCCGCACCGTGCTCGAGACCGCACTGCGCGACGACCCCGACCTCGCCGCCGAGCGCCTGCGCGTGTCGCAGACCTCCGGCGTGCCTCTGCGCGTGGTCGAGCGCAACCTCGACGAGCTGCGCGTGAAAGAGCGCGCCCGTGCAATCGACCTGGTCGACATGGCCCAAGAGTCGCCGGTGCTGTACCGCCAGATCACCGACCCCACCTTTGCCGCGACCTCGGTCGATGACCTCGACACGCTCAAGAACCTTGAGCGCTCGGTCGGCAAAAGTGTTCGTTACGTCATGGGCGCTGACGGCAAAGGCGGCCTGCCCTCGGACCTGGTCGACGCCACAAAGACCGTCGGCCTCGGGGCCACGGTCGGCATCGGCAAGATGGCGTTCGACGCCGCCGGTGTGGTCAACGATCTGATCGGCTGGCAGTCCGGGGCGCAGGCTGCGCGCGGCACGGCCAAGCAACTGCAGGGCGTGATAGACAAGTACGGGTTCCAGCCCGAGAGCAGCACCGGCGAGGCCGTCAAGTCCGGCCTGCAGTCCGCAGGCACCAACCTGGCACTGCTGCCGATCGGCCTGGCTCGCGGGCTCTACGGCACCGCCAACCAGGCAGCCTCCGTGGTTGCTGGCCTGATGGCCGGGGGTGCGGGTGCTGCTGCGTTCAACGAAGCACGGGACAAGGGCCGCAACACGCTGCAAGCCGGGGTCTACGCCATCCCTGAAGCGACGTTTGAGTATGTGTTCGAGCGCATCCCTGCGGCCAAGCTGTTTGGTGACATTGCCGCCAACACCGGCCTGCTCAAGCTGATTGGCCGCCAGACACTGAGCGAGGGCTGGACCGAGCAGGTCACGACGCTGGCCCAGGACTTCAACGAGTGGATGAACCTGAACCCCGACAAGACACTGGGCCAGTTCATCCAGGAGCGCCCCGAGGCCGCCTACCAGACGTTCATCGCCACCCTGGTCGGTGTGGGCGTGCAGACCACCACGATCAAGGGCATCAACAAGATCATCGAGAAGGCCAGCGATCAAAGCCTCAAGTTCGATCAGGACTTGCTCGAGAGCCAGATGCAACTGGCCGCCGCCTCGATGCTGCGCACGCGCAGCCCCGAGCAGTTCCGCGCCCACGTCCAGAACGTGGTCGACGCCAACGAGTCCGCCAAGAAAGAGATCTACATCGACGGTGAAGTGCTCAACCAGCTGCCACAGGAACTGCTGGCCCAGCTGCCTGAATCCGTGCGTGAGCAGATCCCTGCTGCGCTCGAGGCCCGCAGCACCGTGGCCATCCCGATGGCCGACGTGCTCACTGTCGCCCCCGGCACCGAGCTCGAGCAGATCCTGAACGACAACGCCCGCATGCGCCCAGACGCTGCCTCGCGTGTCGAGGCGCAGCTTGCACAGGAGTACCTGCAGCAAGAAGCCGAGCGCGTGATGCAGCAGGCCGCCGACACCAGCGCCTGGCAGCAAAGCAGCGAGGCTGTGCGCACCGAGATCCTGGGCCAGCTCAACAGCACCGGCCGGTTCACGTCCGACGTCAACGAGGCTTACGCCACGCTGCAGTCGAACTTCTTTTCGACCATGGCCGCCCGCACGGGCATGACGCCCACCGAGCTCTACCAGCGCTACAGCCTGAAGGTTGCAGCGAAGCAGGTGGGGCAGGGCGGTGTGCTGAACGCCGACCCGGCAACGCCTGAGTTCCGCGAATGGTTTGGCGAGTCCAAGGTGGTCGACGCGCAAGGCGCACCCCTGGTGCTTTACCGCGGCATGGCCGGGGAAACGATCCCGGAGGAGGGCGTCACAGAGATGCGCCCAACCACAGGTCTGCTCGGCACCGGCATCTACATGACCGGTTTCCCAGGGCGCGCCGCAGGTTACACCCGAGGCGAGCGGGGCCAAACTTACCCGCTCTACGCGGCCATCCAAAACCCAATCAGCGAAGACGATTTTGTTGAGCGCTTTGGCCGCACGCGTCGCAGCCCTGAAGAAAACCAGGCGATCACCGACCAGCTGGTCAGCGAAGGCTACGACGGCATCATCGCCGAGCGCGGCCCTGGCCAGGCTTGGGAGGTTGTCGCGTTTCGCCCTGAGCAAGTCAAGTCGGTGTTCAACGAGCGCCCGACTCAAGCGCCCGGCATGCTGGACCAGGCCGCCCGACAAAAGGCGGGTCCCGATGCGCCCGGCGTCGGACTGGAAGACGGCAACAAGCTGGGCTTCTGGCCAGCGCTGCGCGTCAAGTTGACCGCCAAGCTGAAGCTGCCCGAGAAGGCACCGATCCTGACCGGCACGGACAACAAGAACGCCGCCCGCCAGATCTCCGCGATTGACGGCATCTTGAAGAAGTTCCCCAAGGCCACCGAGTCCACCGCCGAGTGGACGAAGATGATGGCCTACGCCCTCGGCTCGGCCGAGGTGCCGATCCCGCCCTACGCGTTCATCCGCGACCTCAACGGCACCGGCTCGCTGGACAAGCTGCGCACGTTGACCCAGGGCCAGATCGACGACGCCAGCCACGGCTTTGAAAACGCCGCCGAGTTCCGCCGCGCGTATCTTGCGGGCGAGCTGGGCGTGGAAACCACCGGCAAGCTGTTCATGTGGTCGTTCCTGTCGCGGGGCGTGTCGCCCTACACACAGGAGGCGCTGTTCATCGACGCCTTCGACGGCGCGGACCCCTGGATTGCGATGGCCGCGCGCGGTGAGTTCACCGAGGCCGTGTTCCCTGAGTACGAGGCCTGGGCCAAGTCGGTCGCCCCGAAGGGCAGTGGACAGCCAGGCGCAGGAGCCACGCACAACCTGAACGCCTTTGGCCAGGACTTCCTGTTCAAGATGTCGCGCGTCGGCACCGACGGCAAGACGCACATGCAGCGTCTGCACGACATGATGAGCGACCCCAACCAGACCGGTAAACAGATCCGCCGGGAGTTCGCCACCTTCGGTGAGGGCGTGGGCATCGACAACAAGGTTGTCAGTTTCACGCTGCTGGTGGCGGGCTTCCCCGATGTGATGGTGCTCGACCGGGTGCAGATTCGTCAGCTGTGGGACGACGGCCGCTTCAACGGCGTCAACCTGTACGACGGCGTGTCCGAGAAGCGGATGGTCACCGGCCGCGACGGTGAGACCGTTGAGAAAAACGTCGGCATCGCGGGCTCCTCGCTCAACAGCCTGGCCGAGGGCGCTCGAGGCATTCTGGTTTACGAAGCCATCGAGCGCGGCCTGGAAGGCAAGATCCAGCAAATGTACGCCGACCTGGGCCGACCCCAGGACGCCAGCATTGGCCGCTACCACTGGGAAACCTGGGTTGCTGACAGCCAACAAGAAGCCAGCCACGGCACGCTGGGGGCCATCCTGGCTGACGCCAAGGGTGACGACCAGGCGATCGCCAACGTATCCGCAAAACAAGGCGAATACGGTGCTTACGAGTACGGTGCGCTGTACAATAGGGACTCTGACGGCTTGCCATGGTTCGGGTATGAAACTCCTACCGGCGGCCGCTTTGCGTTCTCGGTGCCTGCGTTTCGCGCCTTCCTAGAGGACATCAAGCGGCCTCGCACGGGCGTTGTTCCGACAGGGTTCAAGGTCACGAACCTGAAGAAGGATAAAGATGGCAACAACAAAATTGAAATCGACCCCGGCTACAGCAACGGCCCCTGGTACAACCGCCCCGGCGTCAACCAAGACCGACTCGAAGAACGCGCCCGCTACTGGGCAGACCGCGCCGGTGGATCCGGCGAAGGGCAACGCGCTATTGAAGAAGCTCTTCAGCAGCAAGCAGCCGATGGTGCCCGATCCAGCGCCGCAGGCCAACCCGAAGCAGGAGGCGTAAATGACCGATTGGAACAAGCCGGAGACCGAGCAGGACGCGCAGCTGACGCAGGATCGTCGCCGCTTCCAGGCGCTCCGGTCATTGCAGGCGCAACAGGGCCAGACCCCCGCCTCGTCGCCGTCGCCGAGCAATACGCCCGCGACAACGGCATCGACCTCAAGCGTCAATCCGAATACGTCAAAGTAGACCCCGAGCGCGCCGCGCGCATCGCGGCCGCCTACGAGGCGATGGCCCACGCCCCGCAGGACCCTGCGGTGCAAGAGGCCTACCAGAACCTGATCCAGCAGACCGTCGCGCAGTACCGCGCGCTCGAGGCGGCAGGCTACAAGTTCTGGTTCATCGACCCCACCAACGACCCGTACAAGAGCCCGTTCGACGCGATGCGCGAGATGCGCACCTCGCAGACCATGGGCGTGTTCCCGACGGTCGCAGGCTTTGGCAGCAACGACACCAACCCCTTCCCAGGTAACCCGCTCGAGGCCGACACCGGCATCCAGTGGCCCTACGGCTCGCCTGATGGTGAGCTGCGCCCAGTGCTGGCCAACGACCTGTTCCGTGCCGTGCACGACGCCTTTGGCCACGGCCTCGAGGGTGCGGGCTTCCGTGCCCAAGGCGAGGAGAACGCCTGGCAGGCGCACGCCCGTTTGTTCACGGGCAGCGCGGTCGCAGCGATCACCACCGAGACCCGCGGCCAAAACAGCTGGGTGAACTTCGGACCCTACGGCGAGAGCAACCAAACCGCCAAGGTCGAGGACACCGTGTTCGCCGACCAGAAGACCGGGCTGCTGCCCGAGTGGACCTGGAACGAAGGCCGTGCGGGCGACATGCAGACCGATGTGCTCGAGCAAGGCCCCCGCGGCACGTTCAGCCCCAGCCAGCTGCTGCTGACACTCAACGAGAACGCCGACCTCTCCACCTTCCTGCACGAGTCGGGCCACTTCTTCCTCGAGGTGCTGGCCGACCTGTCCAGCCAACCCAACGCGCCCCAGCAGATCCAGGACGACATGGCCGCCACGCTCAAGTGGTTTGGCGTGCGCAGCCTGGCCACCTGGAACCAGATGACGCTCGACGAAAAGCGCCCCTACCACGAGCGCTGGGCCGAGTCCTTCGAGCAGTACCTGTTCGAGGGCAAGGCCCCCAGCCCCGAGCTGCAGCCGCTGTTCCGTCGGTTCCGTTCCTGGCTGGTCAACGTCTACCAGTCGCTGACGCAGTTCATGCGTGCGCGCGACCTCAAGGTCAACGACGAAGTGCGCCAGGTGTTCGATCGCCTGGTGGCCACCGACGAGCAGATCGCCCAGGCCGAGGAGGCCGCGGGCATGCTGCCCGACTTCGACGCCACCAACGAGGCGATCGAGCAGCTGCAGGCGCGCTCGCTGCGCGACCTGAAGTGGACCGTCAAGGCCCGCGGCAAAGTGCTCAAGGCGCTTGAGAAACAGACCAAGGAGCTGCGCAAAGAGGTCGAGGCCGAAGTGCGTGCCGAGGTCGAGCAGCAACCACTCTACAAGGCCATGAACTGGCTGAAGAAGGGTGAGACCACCGACCCCGCCACCGGCGACGTCGTGAAGGCCGAGAAGGGCTACCGCCTGCTGACCACGGCCCTGGCCGAGACGTACCCCGAGACGATGCTCTCACGCCCAGACCTCACCGGCCTGCGCGGGATGACTGGCAAGGAAGGCCTGCACCCTGACATGGTGGCCGACATGTTCGGCTTCGAGTCGGGCGACAAGCTGGTGCGCGCCATCCTCGACGCCGAGCCGATCGCAAGCGTGATCGAAGGCATGACCGACCAGCGCATGCTCGAGCGCCACGGCGACCTGGCCACACCCGAGGCGCGCGAGGCGGCCGCCAACGAGGCCGTGCACAACGAGGCCCGCGCCCGCAGCCTGGCCACCGAGTTGAAGTCCCAGGCCGAGATGCTGAACCCGCGCCAAGACACCGGGCGCACGGCCAGCAACGGCCGGGCCATCACCGTCAACGCAATCACCGCCGCGGCCAAGCAGTTCGCAGAGAACCTGGCCGCGCGCCGTCGCATCAAGGACCTGAAGAACGCCGCCTGGCAGCACCGCAGCGCCGAGGCCCGCGCGGGCAAGGCCTGGCAGGCCGCCACCGCCAAGGCGGACACCCAGGCCGCCGTGCAGGCCAAGCGTGACCAGGTGCTCAACAACGCCGCCGTCAAGGCGCTGCAAGACGCCCAGCTGGAAGTGCGCAAGATCGTTGAGTTCTTCAAGCGCGTGACCAAGGGCAACGACGAGAAGGTCGTCGAGCGTGGCCGTGACCCGGATGTGGTCAACGCCATGCGCGCCATCCTGGCCGCCTACGACGTCGCCCCCCGTCTCGAGAAAACCGCCCTGGCCTACATGGAGACCGTCGCCAAGAACGACCCCGCCATGTACGCCGCGCTGCAGCCGAGCGTGCAGGGCGCGATGCTCAACGCCAAGCCCATGGTCGAGATGACCATGGAGGAGCTGCGCGGCTTGAACGACGAGCTGCGCGCCATGTGGGCGCTGGCCAAGCGCTCGCGCCAGATGGAAGTCGACGGCAACCTGCTGGACATCGAGGACGCCGCCGACCAGCTGGTCGAGCGCATGGGCGAGATCGGCATCCCCGACACGATCCCGGGCGAGAAGGGCGCGATCACCGACAAGCAAGAGCGCGGCATCAAGCTGCAGTTTGCCAAGGCGATCCTGTCGCGCGTCGAGCAATGGTCCGAGCGCCTGGACGGCAAGTTCGGCGGTCCGTTCCTGCGCCTGGTGTTCCAACCCATCAAGGACGCGGCCGACCGCTACCGCACCGACAAACAGGCCTACCGCAAGAAGTTCGCCGAACTGGTCAAGAACGTCGCGCCGTCGCTGCCCGCAGGCCCGATCGAAGCGCCCGAGCTCGGCTACACCTTCGGCAACGCCCGCGACTCGGGCGCGGCTGAACTGCTGCACGCGATCCTGCACACCGGCAACGACAGCAACAAGCGCAAGCTCTTGCTCGGTCGCGGCTGGGCGACGCAAGACGCCGAGGGCAACCTGGACACGACCCAGTGGGACGCGTTCATTCAGCGCATGCAGGCCGAGGGCAAGGTCAACAAAGCGCACTACGACTTTGCCCAGGGCGTGTGGGACCTGCTCGAGGAGATGAAGCCCCTGGCCCAGGAGACCCACCGCAAGGTGTTGGGCCGCTACTTTGCCGAGGTCACCGCCAACGAGGTGGTGACACCGTTTGGCACCTACCGCGGCGGCTACGTGCCCGCCCAGACCGACAGCCGCCTGGTCAAGGACGCCAAGCTGCGCGAGCTGGCCGAGGGTGAAAACGAGTCGATGGCCTACGCCTTCCCGGCCGCGCCGAGCGGGTTCACCAAGGGCCGCGTCGAGTACAACCAGCCCCTGCTGCTGGACCTGCGCGCGCTGGGCCAGCACATGGACAAGGTGCTGCTGTTCTCGCACATGCAAGGTGCCGTCACCGACGTGCGCCGCCTGCTGACCAATAAGCGCGTGAGCTATGCGCTCGACCGCATCGACCCCGGGGCCTACGAGGGCATGCTGATCCCCTGGCTGAACCGCTCGGCGCGCCAGGTGGTCGAGACCCCCGTGGTCGGGGACCGCAAGATCTCGCGCTTCCTGTCGGCTGCGCGCTCGCGTGCGGGCATGGCGCTGATGTTTGCCAACCTGTCGAACACCGTGCAGCAGATCACCGGCTTCACCCTGGCCAGCGTCAAGGTCAAGCCCGGCCTGATGATGAGCGCCACCGCCCGGTTCATGGCCGACCCCAAGGCCATGAAGACCACCGTGGCCGATGCCTCGCCCTACATGAAGGACCGCATGTTGAACGAGGTGGGCGCAATGAACGACGCGGTCGAGCAGATCCTGGTCGACCCGACCTTGCTTGAGCGCGGCCAGACCTGGACCCAGCGCCACGCGTATTTCATGCAGGCCGCGGTCGACAACACCATGAGCCCGATCATCTGGACGGCGGCCTACAACCAGGCGATCGAGCAGGGGCTGGAGAACAAAGAAGCCGTGCGCTTTGCCGACGGTGTGATCCGCCAGACGCAAGGCACCACTTTGCCCGAGGACATCAGCCGCTTTGAATCCGGCCCAGGCTACGCGCGACTGTTCACGCAGTTCGTGAGCTACTTCAACATGATGGCCAACACCAACGCCACCGCGGTCAAGCAGATCGCCGACGAGGTGGGCCTGAAGAAGGGCGCAGGCAAGGTTCTGTACGTGGCCATCGCGGGCTTGCTGGCCCCGATCTGGGTGGCGGAAGCCATCGCCCAGGTCTTCCGTGGCGGCCCCGAGGACGAGGACAAAGACGGCTGGCTGGACGACTGGCTGCTGGCCGTGTTCGGCCTGGGCACGCTCAAGGGCTTGACCGCGCAGATCCCGATCGTGGGCCAGGCGGGCCAGCTCGTGATCAACCGCTTCAACGACAACCCGGCCGATGACAAGTTCAGCCTGTCGCCTGCGGTGTCGCTGATCGAGTCCACGGTTAGCGCGCCCTCAAGCGTCTACAAGGCGATCGTCGAGGACGGCAACAAGCAACGCGCCGTGCGCGATGTGGCAGCGGCTGCAACGATGATCACCGGCCTGCCCATCTACGGCGTGGCCCGGCCCATCGGTTACCTGGCGGGCATCGCGGGCGGCAACATCGAGCCCACCGGCCCGGCAGACCTGGCGCGAGGCCTGGTGACGGGCACCGCGAGCCCAGAGAGCAAGCAGCGCTGATGTGTCCGTGAGCGGGGACCCTGCCCCTACCATCCCCGGTAATCGCAGGAGCCCCGCGCAATGACCACACCTTCCACCGCCCGCAAGGCCGGACCCCTTTTGGGCAACGGCTCGACCACGGCCTTTCCGTTCACGTTCAAAGTGTTCGCTGCGGCCGACGTCGCGGTCACGATCGCCAACAGCTCGGGTGTCGAAACCCCCTTGGTGCTCAACACCGATTACTCGGTGACCCTGAACAGCAACCAGGACACCAGCCCCGGCGGCACGATCACTTATCCGATCAGCGGGGCCGCGTTGCCCTCGGGCAGCAAGCTCTCGATTGTGGGTGACCTCGACTACGACCAGCCCCTGGACCTGCCCAGTGGTGGCAACTTCAGCCCGATCGCGCTCGAGAACCAGCTGGATCGCGCCACGATGCAGATCCAGCAGTTGAAAGAAGAGGTCGACCGCGCCGCCCAGGTCCCCGTGACCAGCAACTACTCGGCCGACCAATTGTCCGCCGACTTGATCCGCATCGCTGACAGCGCCGACAACCTGGACACGATCGCTGCCAACATCGCTGACGTCAACACGGTGGCGGATGACCTGAACGAGCCGGTGTCCGAGATCAACACGGTGGCAACCTCGATCGCCAACGTGAACACGGTCGGCAACAACATCACCAACGTCAACACCGTGGCAGGCATCAGTGCCAACGTCACCACCGTGGCAGGCATCAATGCCAACGTGACGACCGTCGCGGGCATCGCTGCAAACGTGACCGCAGTCGCCGGCAACGCAACCAACATCAACACGGTGGCGGGCAACAACGCCAACGTCACCGCCGTGGGTGCGAACATCACCAACGTCAACACGGTGGCCGCCAACGAAGTCAACATCGACACGGTGGCGGGTATCGCGTCGAACGTCAGCGCCGTGGCCGCGATCGACGACGCGGTCAGCATCGCCGCCACCAACGTGGCCGACATCAACAACTTTGCCGACGTCTACCAGGGCGGCAAGGCGACCGACCCAACCGTGCGCAACGACGGCAGCGCCTTGCAAGCGGGCGACCTGTACTTCAACACCACGCTGGGCCGCATGCGCGTTCGCGTGTTTGGCGTGTGGGACGACGCGATCACGAACGTCGGTGCGTTTGACGTTGAAACCTTCAGCGGCACCGGCTCGCAGACGGCGTTCACGCTGGGCACCGATCCCTTGGACAAGGCCAACTGCCAGGTCTACATCTCGGGCGTCTACCAGCAGAAAACCAAGTACAGCGTGCTGGGCACAACTTTGACGTTTGTCACCGCGCCGCCTTCGGCCACGGACAACATCGAGGTCGTCATCTCGACGCCCGTGGCGTTTGGCAACCTGTCGACGATCCAGGCAGACGTCACCGTTAAGTCTGCGGCGGCGACCGCCAGTGCGGCAGGAGCGTCTGCCAGCGCTGCAGCGGCCCTGGTCAGTGAAGGCAACGCTGACGCCAGTGAAGCCGCAGCACTGGCCGCAAAGGTGGCTGCGGAGTCGGCGCGTGATGCTGCGCAATTCCATGCCGGAATTTACGATACAACCGCGCTCGGTATTGCAGCAACGACCAGTGGGCAATACTTCAGCGTGCCGGGGGCTTCCAATACCGTGCTGTCGCTCTACAAGAACAACGCCGGGTCTGCGGTTCTGGTGAACAGTTACCCGGCCACCCAGGTCGCACGTCTGGGTCGCGTTCAGTTCAGCCGACGGGGCACAACCTTCCTGTTCAACGACCCTGCCGGGAGTTCCGTCGAGGTAGGCTGGACCACGCTGCGCCTCTGGAAAGGTGAAAGCACTTATCGCAGAGTGGCGGATCGTGCGCTATCTGCGCTTGCGGCTGAGCAAGCCCTCTACATCGACGTAGCGACCGATGTACCGCCCGAGGGAGGAAATAGCTACGCAGTACTCCAAGCCACAACCGACAGCATTGCTGTCGATGTAGTGCAGGGTACAAAGATTCTGTTGGTCGCCAACTACTTTGACGGTTATCTGGTAGGCGAGATTGCAGAAGCGTTCGTCAACAAGGAAATGCAGACGGCAACAGCTACTGCTCAGACCACGGCAACTGCTGCTCAGACCACGGCAACTGCTGCTCAGACCACGGCAACTACTGCTCAGACCAATGCGCTGGCCGGTCGCCGAATGATCGTCGGGGAAATCACCTCGACTGCGTATGCAGGAAATAGCGCCACGGTTAGCATTTCGCAGGGCACCGTATACAAAGAAAACAACAGTGGCAACCCTGAAAAAACCATTGCCCCATTGACGGCCGTGACGCTCCCGCAGAACCAGGGGATCGTGGTGGATTTGGCCGCAGGGGCTCTTGATGGCTCTGGCCGCGTAATCCCCACCGTGGTGGCTGTCGCCTCTGGCGCGCAGACCGGCTGGCAAAGCGGCAACAAATACATCCTCGTGGTCAACGATGGGGTTCGCGTGCATGGGCTGTACCGGTTGTCCGACTCTAACGCCAAGGCAGCCCGTCGCCTAATTGCGGGTAGCGTCACGCGCGCCGACTGGTCCGGGGCCTCCGTTACAGTGAATATCTCGGAAGGTCGGGCGTACAAGGAGGCAAACGGTGGCGTTCCTGAAAAAACCATTGCCCCACTGAATGATCAGATTCTGGATTCAAATGAGTGCCTGATTGTTGATCTCGTGAACGGATCGCTTGATGGATCGGGTCGAGTGATACCAGTTAAACTGTTTGTTGCCCAAGCTTCAGCAGCAGGATGGCAGACAGCCGACAAATACATCTTGGCCGCAAACGGCGGATTAGGAATTCTGGCTGGCGAGTATGAGCCGTACATTCCTGCCGCGCCTGCGGCATCTGGGTATTCTCCCGATGAAGTGGTGGTGATCCAGCGTTCCGACGAAGTTGATGTTTACATGAAGGGCTCCAATCCAGACTCCAGTCGTTACCTCCGGTACAGGATGCAGCGCAAGCCAGACGCTGCAATCGGGTCCGACGTTTGGCGCTGGAACGAGGTTTGGGAAGTAACCAGGACCGGAGATTTTTCGTTCAACACAGTGATTCAAATTTGCAATTCTGGTGAGAATGAGACCGCCATTCTTCAAACCGGAAAGCCGGATTTCATGGGCGGCACAGCCCACGGTGATGAAATCCTATTTGAGGTTGCGATGCTCATCGACGGCACGAAAGTCGCTTTGGGTGGCACGGGCAACTACCGCTGCAGGCGCGTGGAGTTCCTGCAAGGCAGTGACATGTTTGAGGTTGGCACAGCAACACCGCAGTCGAATCGCTTGGCAAAGAACTACAAGCGCTGGCTGTTTGAGTCCAGCGCCGTTGAGCTGTTTCAGAACGTGTTTTGGGAAGCCTCGGTCACGCTGCAAGACACCTATATGACCATGTTGACCTTGTTGCGCACAAGCGGCGTCACGCAGATCAGTGATAAGGGTTATCGCCATCCAAAATACACCGAAGAAAACATTTCTACGGCAGGATTTACCAATATTTACGACAAGACGCCAATTGCAAAAGCCAGTGGGCCTTCTGGTTTTAGCGCTGAAGTGGAAATTCTGGATGGATGGGATAAGCCAAACAGGGAATTTAATTTCTCGCCATCAGCCTCGTACAACAAATTTTATTTTGACTATACGGGGCCTGGGTACGTCACCCAAATAGGCGAGCAATTTGTGGCTCGTGCGGTGTACCGGCTGGACACCAAGAACTGACGCCGCTACAGCCCGCCCCGTGCGGGCTTTTTCTTGCCCGGTGTCCGTGTCTCTGGCCTTGCCCACTACCATGCGGCAACGCCTAAACACTCACCGCCTCGACCATGATGACACCTGAAGAACGCGCCGAATTTGTTGCTGACGTGGCCGCCGCCATCGGCAAAGTGACCGAGCCGGTGCTCACCGAAGAAGAGCAGCAGTGGGTGCGCCTCGCCATCCAAAAGGAGGCGCAGTCAATCAAGCTGCGCCAGGCCGTGATCGAGAAAACCCTTGCGGGCCTGGTCTGGTCGGGGGTGATCGGCCTGGGCTACGTGTTCCTCGACTTCTTCAAAAACCACGGCTTCAAATGAGAGCCGAGCTCACCCGCCAACTGAAGGGCGACGAGGGCGTCAAGCCCCAGGCCTACCAGGACCACCTCGGGTTCTGGACCATCGGCGTCGGCCGCCTGGTGGACACGCGCAAGCCCGGCAGCGGCCTGCGCCCCGAGGAAATCACCTTCCTCCTGAACAACGACATCGACGACCGCATCAACGCGCTGGGCCGCCGCCTGCCCTGGTTCTTGCAGCTCGACGCCGCGCGCCAGGGCGTGCTGCTCAACATGAGCTTCCAGCTGGGTGTCGACGGCCTGCTGGGCTTCAAGAACACGCTGCGCCTGGTGGAGCGGGGCGACTATGCCCAGGCCGCCGACAACATGCTGCTGTCGAAGTGGGCACAGCAAACCCCTGAGCGCGCCCGGCGCATGGCCGAGCAAATGCGCAGCGGCCAATGGCAATTTGCCGAAGGAACCTGACCCATGGCACTGGACCCCGTCACCGCAGCGCTTGAGGTCGGCAGCAAGCTGATTGATCGCTTCTTCCCCGATCCCACACAGAAGGCGCAAGCGCAGCTCGCGCTGCTTGAGATGGCGCAAAAAGGTGAGCTCGCCGAGTTCGGCGCGCGGGCCGACATCGTCAAGACCGAGGCGGCGAGCGAGAACTGGCTGGCCTCGAGCTGGCGGCCGCTGCTGATGTTGACCTTTGGCGCGCTGATCGTGGCGCGCTGGTTTGGGTGGGCAGCGCCCAACCTGTCCGAGGCCGAGTATTTGAAGCTCTGGTCGATCGTTGAGCTGGGCCTGGGCGGTTACGTCATCGGGCGCAGCGTCGAGAAAACAATGCCTGCGGTTGCGGCCGCGCTGAAAGGGAGTAAATGACGACACTTGTACCTGGAGCCCTGCTTGCCGCTGGTGCCGCCGTTACCAACCTGGGCTTCACGCCCCCTAACCCTGCCAGCCCCACCTCCCTGGTGGCCACCTACACCCCGCCCAGCGCCGTGACCTTCAGCGCCACCGCGATGAGCTTGAACTGCGACGCGTCGAACGTGTTCACGACCACGCTGACCGCGAACGTGACCACCGCGCCCACGCTCTCCAGCGCCAACGACGGCCAGACCCTCAACTGGTTCCTGACCCAGGACGCCACGGGCTCGCGCACCATGACCTGGCCGACCTCGTTCAAGTGGCCCGGCGGCACCGCGGGCGTGCTCTCCACGGCCGCCAACTCGGTCGACCTGCTGGTGGCGACCTATCGGGCCGCCACGGGCTTTTGGTACGCCACCCTGGTGAAGGACTTCAAGTGACGTTCGCCGCGCGCCCGCACCTGCCTGTAGCGGCCGGAGGCGGCCCCGTTTCCTTGGGGGCCATCTCGGTCGAGGACTACACCCTGCCCGACGCGGTCGAGATCGCCTTCAAGAGCAACGGCGTGATCGACTACCTGGGCAATACCGTGATGTCGGGACCCAGCAACTGGTACTCGCCGACAACCACGGGTATCGGCTCGGGCTACGACATCAAGTTCACGTTGCTCAGTGGCGACGCCTGGGACGCGGGCCTGGTGAGCGGCACGGCCTACAACTTGAGCACCGATCGCCAGCTCACGCTGTCCTCGACCTCGACAGACAAGTCGTTGAGCGCAAGCGTGCAGATCCTGCTCGCAGGCACCAGCACCGTGGCCTACACCGCCACGCTGTCCCTGGGTCTCTACGACGAGCCCTAAGCCCTGACCCCCCGGCGCTGCAGGTCGGTGTCATTGGCCGCCTGCGGCTGGGCCGCCTCACTGATCGCCAGGCGGATGGTCAGCCGGTGCACTTCCTCCTCGAGCGCCCGCACGCGCTGGCGCTGCAGCCCGATCGCCAGCACATCGCCCGCCTTGAACGCATCGCCGGTGGGGGCGACCAGGTCCCCTTTGAAGAACGCCCAGCCCGACCACTGGCCGTCGGTGCCGGGCAGGTGCCCGAGCAGCAGGCGGATGACCTGGTGCTGGTGCCCCGGGATCTGCACCCGCCCGGCGGCCCAGCGCCGCACCGTGGTGCGGTGCACGTTCAACTGACGGCACACCCCGAGCTCCCCGTATTTCTCGAGCAGTGCGCCCAAGTCCCTGAGCGGGATGCGATTGCATTCGAGGATGGGCTGCGGCTTGCGCTCAGGCACCGGCAGTGCCAGGACCTGGGCGGCCGGGCCTGCGTCGCGCCAGCCCGGGTCGTAAAAAGACCCCGGCGGGCGGGGCTCGACGGGGGCTTTCTTGGGCTGCCAGGGGCGCTGATACTTGGGCATGTGCTACAGTTTCCTTTAGCAGCTGCTCAACCGTCAACCCCCATTGGGTACGCATAATGTATATTGTGACCTTACAAATTTGTAAAGCCACCAGAGCACTAGGGGGACATCGCGCTCTGAAGCGTTCTAGCAGGTGCTAGAACTGTGTGCAGGATGCACAACCCCGCTCGGAATTTCAAGCCACTGCACAACCCCGCCCAGAATTTCAAGCCATTGGCCATCAGCGCCTAGCACCAGGGGAGGGTGCTCGGGGTGCGTGACGATCACCTGGTTGTCATAGCGCAGCGCCAGGCGCGTGCGGTCGTCGTAGCCTGCGGGCAGCTCGGCCAGGAACTTCATTTCATCGGCCACGGCGTGCCTCCTTTTCCCACTGCTCGCGGTGCTCGGCATCGCACCAGCGGCTCCGGTCGTCGAGGATCTCGTCGCAGTACAGGCAGCGCCCGGTGGCCACCGGCCCCTCGGCCTTGCGCAGGCGCATGGAGTTTTGGGTGGCGAGGAAGTCGCGCTCCTGGGCCAAGTCGATGTCATCCATGGCGCTTCTCCATCTCGATCAACAGGTCGACCTCGTGCTTGATTTTCTCGAGGTCCTGGAAACGGTGCTCGGCGGGCTTGTCGCGCCAGCGGGTGATGCGCTTGACGATACAGCCCTCAAGGAAGTTCAGCTTGTTCGCGGAGATGTACTCCACCGGCTGGATCGCTTTGCCCTTGTAGTGGCCGCCAGCCACCTGGACGTCGAGCGGGTTGACTGGGGTGGCCGGGTTTGACACATCGACGCGCCTGGCGGCCGCCCCGGGCTGGGGCGTCCAGTTGTCGATCAGGTTTGCCTCGTTGAAGCGCAAACAATCCTTGCACGGGGCGTCGCGCGTGGAGGTGGGCATGTGCAGGCAGGTGCTGCAAAGTTTCTGAATCATCGTTTACCTTTCATGTAATCCATGAGCGTGTCCTGCACGCTGCGTTTGGTTTTGCGTCGAATCATTTCAACCTCGTCGATCGTGCCCTTGGCCACCAGGTAGTGCAGGAACACCGGGCGATCCTTGCCCGATTGAAATTGTCGCATCGGTCCCACCCGTTCAAGGATCTGGTCGTGGTACTCGAGGTTGGGGTCCTGGGCGAAGAACACCACGGTGTTGCAGTGCTCCTGCAGGCCGTCCACCCCGTGGCCCATGCTGGCCGGGTGGCCCAGCCACAGCTTGCCCTTGCCTGCCTGGGCGGCTGCGAGGTCGCGCTCGTTGGCCAGGTTCAGGGCGTCAGGGAAGCGCTCACGGATGCGCGTGAACTCGTGGGTGTAGTGGTAGGACACCAGCAGCGGGTCGTCGCCTGTGGCCTCCACCAGCTCCTGCAGGGCGTCCAGCTTCTCGTCGTGGATCTTGACCCAGGTGACACCGTCCTCAAGGAACACAGCACCGGCGGCCATCTGCAGGCACTTGCCATACTTGGCCGCGGCGCTGAAGGCCTCGACCTCGGTGATGCCGACCATGGTGAAGAGCTCGCGCTCCATCTCCCGGTACTTGACCTTGGCGCTGGGCGGCAGGTTGACCTCGACCACGTTGACGATCGGGTCCTTCAGGTCGAACCAGTCCTTCGGGTCCAGCGTCAGGCAGATGTCGGCCAGGCGTGCGTGGATCTCGTCGGCGGCGTGCTCGGCGGCGCGCCACTGGTAGAACTGCTTGGCCTTGTCGTTCGGCGCGCCGTTCTGCACTGGCTGGAACCAGCGCTCCCTGAAGCTCGAGAACGTGCGACCCAGGCGCTGGCCTGCGTCTTGAAACCAGGTCTGGCCCCACAGGTCCTCGAGGCCGTTGCTGGCGGGCGTGCCGGTCAGGTTGACCCAGCGCTGCACGTCCTTGTGCGCGATCCCGGCCAAGGCCTGGGCACGCTGGCCGCCCTGGCGCAACCTGAAGCCCTTCAGCTTGGTGCTCTCGTCGGCCACCACCGTACGGAAGGGCCAGGCGCGGCGCTGCTCCTTGAGGTGCTGGCGCAGCCAGACGATGTTCTCATAGTTGGTGGTGAAGACCTGGGCGTCTCGGCGCAAGGCAGCGGCGCGCTGCTTGGCGTCGCCCACAATCGGCACCACCTCAAGCCCGGCCAGGTGCTCCCACTTGCTGGCCTCGTTGGCCCAGGTGTCGCGCGCCACGCGCAGCGGGGCCAGCACCAGGGTCGGCGCGCTCTCGCCCCACACGCCGTGCAGGTGGTCCAAGAACGTCATCGTGATCGAGGTCTTGCCCATGCCGGGCTTGGCCCACAGGGCGCTGCGCTCGACGTTGGCCATGTGGGCCATGGCCAGCGGGGCAAAGGCGCGGGGGGTGTATTTGCGGCGCGTCATTTTGGAAGCCCCTTGGTCGGCATGCGCACGACGTTATGGGGGTTTGCCAAGAGCTTGTGCACGCGCTGCATGGCGCGCTCGACGTCACGCACGGTGACGATCTCAAGCTGCGCGTCGTGCAGCTCCATCAAGAGGTTGAGCTTTTGGATCTCCAGGCCGGTGGGAGTGAAGCGCCCGATCGTTGCGGCGCGGTACACAACGCCAAGGATGGCCTCACGCCCGTCAACGCAGACGTCGCGGTAGTCGCCACCGAAGCCAAGCTGGTGCAAGGCCTCGGTGATGTTTGAGACCGCCGTCAGCACGTCGAGGTCTGCGCGGGTTGCACGCCCACGGACCAAGGCCTCAAGGGCGGCGTGGTTGCGGATTCTGAGCACCATGATCGCGTCCGGGTTTCCGGTCGCGGGCTGGTTTGATTCGATGACGTAGGCCACCGGGTTGACCAGCACCGGGCGGGGCCTGTACTTGCTGCGTTTTCTCATCGCGCCCCCAGTCCGGCGAACGGGTTGGCTTCGTAGGCGCGCCAGGTCTTGCCCAGCTTGATCGAGCTCACGGTGGCCTGGCTGACACCAAAGCGCGCAGCGATCGCGCGCTGGTTGCCCTCGGCCTGGCGCACTTGCTCGGCGAGCTCCAGCGTCAGCTTGCCGTTTTGGCGGGCCTTGTCGGCGATCTTTTTGTTGCGCGTCGCCTTGCTCAAGTGGCCCCGCTCTTGCTTTGTGCGCAGCTGCACGGTCCTGCGCAAGGCCCAGGCGGTGTGGTCAGGGTGCACGCACAGCGGGTTGCCGCAGGTGTAGGTGGCCAGCATTTTGTTTCTGGGGATTGGCCCCCGCTCAACCAAAATGAGGCGGCGCACGGCGTGGGTTTGACCCTTCCAGCGCATCACGGGCGTGGCACCGCAAGACTGCAGCGCGCCGGTCCAGTTCCAACACCCGCCATCTTCCATGACGCGCGTGGTGATTCTCAGGATCAGGTCGCTCATATTTTTGAATCAGTAATAGGTAAAGACACCCGGGCTTCCTTGCCATCCCGAACCATGCAAAATTTGCCAGCGTTGAAATGGACTTCAACCTGGTCTTTGCCGTGAAAACCGGCACCTAGAAAATCCAGGGCAGCTTTAAACTCTTCGTAAAACTCCTCGGCGCTCATGACAGCAGCTCCTCGACCTGGTCGAGGGTGCCGATCACCACAACGACCTGACCCATCTTGCGCATGCGTTTGTGCTCGCGAGCCTGGGCACGCTCGCGTGCGTCGGCGGGAAAAGTCTTGATAGTGTCGGGGTTCTTGAGCTCGACCCAAAAGGTGCGGGCGTAGCGGTTGCCCGGTGACGGCTCCCAATCAGGCAGCATCACCAGGCGATCGGGCGCTGAGTTGCGGCCCAGCCACTGGACCTTGCGCACCTCGCCGCCCAGGGCTTCGACGCGTTTGACGAGGTACGCCTCGATGTTGCGTTCAAGCATAAGCGACCACCACGTAACTGAGGGCCAAGGACATGCCAACAGCGACACCGACAAAAGCCAGCATCCACTTGGCCAAGTGGCCAACGTAGGCGCGCCAGGGCGAGTTGGGCAGCGGGGCCTTGGCGTGATCTTTGCGGCCGATCTTGGCCACGCGCACGGGGCAGTCGCGGCCCTGGTTGCACCCGTAGCTCGAGCAGTATTCGTCACAGCATTTCATGCGGCACCGCCTTCTGCTTTGGCGATGGCGGTGCGTACAAAATCAAGCCATTCGCCATAGACTCTTGGATGTGTAGAAGCCAACAGTGATGAGATATTTCCCTCACACAATTTCAAAGCCTCCAGCAGATCAGGCGCGGCGGCGATCAGCCGTGCATTGGCGTTGGTTGCTTCTTGACCACCGTTATCTTCTTGAACACTACAGACCATAAAAAGCTGGTCTTGGCTTGTGCCGTTCGTGTATTCGCGGACGCTGCCACCATTGACAGATCCTAAAACGCCAAATTTTTCGACGGCAATCCACGGCCCCGGTGTGTGCTTGCTCATGACAGTGCTCCTTGCAAACGAGCCAGCAGGCGGAACTTGCGCCAGGTGCGGGCCACGTCGGTGGCTGCGGCGCAGGTCCATTTGAAACGTGGGTCGGTACACAGCCTGGATGGCATCGTGACCTTGGCACCGGCAGGTGCGAGTTGTTGGGCGGGGTGCATGTGTGAGTCCTTTCACTTGGGGTTGGCGATTTGTGAATTGTAGCAGATGCTAAATCAGTCTTTGCGATAGCGCGCGGTTTCAAACCCTGCTGCTGCCAGGGGAATGCCTTTGGCCCAGGGCGGGGCGATGCTCATCATTTGCCCGAGCTCGTCGGCGTTGAACTCTTCGCGGTCGGGCGTCTCGGTCAGCAGTTCGTCGTGCACCGACAGCACGATCTGGTAGCCCTTGGCCTCGATCGCGGGCATGTTGTAGGCCAGGATGTCGCGGGCGAAGGCCTGGGTGGCGTTCTCGATCAGCTTGCCGCCGTAGGTCTTGATGCGGCCCCACTGGCGGGTGTACTGGTTGACGCCGAAGTAGGTGATCTGGCCATCGTCGTCGACGCTCGGGTTGATGTAGCAAAGGTAACGGCCCGAGGGCAGGCGCAGGCGCAACCAGGCACCATCGCGGCGAGCCTTCAAGTGCTGGCCGACCGGGAACGACTCGCCCGGGTTCTTGATGGCCAGGCGCACGGCCTCACCCGCAGAAGCCCACAGTGCAGAGGTCGCTGCGTGGGCATCGCGCCAGGCACGCTTGAGCACCTCGCAAGCAACATAGACCTCCATGGTCAGGCCCAGCGTGCGCTTCTTTTTCTTGGCCCAGCCCCACATGCCCTGCGCGTTCTCGAGCGCTTCGGCCGAGGCCGTGGCCCACACCGCTTTGGCCAGGTCCTCGAGGTCCATGTTGTAGACCGCGGCGAAGGTCAAGAACGCAGCGACGCCGCCCTCGTAGCCCAGGCCCAGCTCCATGACCTTGCCGATCTGGCGCTTCTGGCCGGTGGCTTCCTTGGGGTCGATGTTGAACGATCGGCCGTAGGCCACCTTGTAAAGATCCTCACCCACGCCTGCGTCGAAGTCGGCAAAGGCTTTGAGCTTCCAGCGCTCACCGGCCAGGTACGCCAGGCCCCGGCCCTCGATGTTGGACAAGTCGGCAATGGTCAGCTTCTTGCCATGGGGTGCCACGATGCAGCCCTGCACGGTGTTGGCGGTCAGGCGCATGGTGTTGCTGAAGAAGAGCTCGGCGCAGCCTGCCTTGAGCGCTTCGATGCCCTCGTCGATCTGGTCCTGCTTCATGTCAGGTCTGGGCATATTTTGCGGCTGGAAGATCCGCCCGGCCCAGCGTGCCGTGCGCTGCGCGCCAGCGAACTGCAGCGTGTTGCGCAGGCGGCCGTCGTCGCTGGTCGCGTTGACCAGGGCCTTGTACTTGGCCGTGCTGGTCTTGGTGGCCTCGAGGCGGATCGACAGCAGCAGCTTCACGCCTTCGGGCAGGTCGGGATCTTCAACGCGACGGCGCAGCGTGTCGGCCTTCATGTCGGGCAGGTCGACGCCGTACTCGGCGCAGATGAAGGCGAGCAGCTGGTCGCGCTTGCTGGCGCTGGTCACCAGGCCGCCGGTGGCCTCGACGACTTCGCGCTTCAGTCGCTTTTGCTCTCGGGCGACGGCGTCGATTGCTGCCACTGCGAGGTCGATATCAACCGCCACCCCTCGGTCGTTGATTTGCTGGTCCAGATGCCAGAGGGCGAGCTCAGGATGACCGGGTCGGTAATTCCAGGAGGGCAGGCGCTTGCCGATGGCGCGCATGGCGACGATGTCCTGGCGGCTGTACTCGAGGAACTCGGCCCACTGTTCGGGGTGTGTGATACGGGTGGCCCTTCGCAAAATGCTGTTCTTGGGGCGAGGCTTGCAGAACAGCTGAATCAGCTCGCGCCCGCGCTTGTCTTTGGCCTTGTCTTCTTCAAGACCAACGATCTGCCCAATCTTATCCAGGCTGCCAGGCAGGCCGTGCGACATGGCCTGGATCATCGTGTCTTGCCAGCGCTCCACGGGCACGTCGATGCCCCAGCAGTGGCGCAGCAAAGTTCGGTCAAACATGCTGTTGTGCGCGACAATCGTGATGTCGTCATGGAACCGCGCCCGGTGCAGCAGCATGAACAGTTCGTGCGGGATGTCGTCGTGGTCCGCCGGAGCGGGGCCGATGTGGCTGCAGTCAACGACCTGCGGTTCGCCGTCGTCGACGGCCCACTGGGCCACGGTGATCTCGGTGCTGGGGTGCTCGGCGTAGCGGTGGGTGCCGTGCGCTTTGAGATCGCACTCGCTGAAGGTTTCAGTGTCGAGCCAGAGGGTGGTCATGTTGGTCTTTCAGTTTTTGGTGAGGGTGCAAGCCAACCACCAAAAGGGTGATCTCGCGGGCTATGCCCTGGACGTCCTGCACCCTCACCAAAAACTGCCCCGCTATAATCGCGGGGCAAGTTGCTTCTCCTTGTGGTTTTAGGCCCGCCTCACAGCGGGCCTTTTTTCGTTCAGGCGAAGTCGTCAGCGCCTGCGCCTTCGGTGACTTCCTCGAACTCATCCGCATCGGCTGGGCGGCCAGCGCTGAAGCTGTCGCCGTCGGCGTAGAACTGGATGCCACGCAGCTGGGCGTTGATGCGCTGGCCGTAACCGTTGTCCTGCGCCCACAGCTCGATCGATGCGTTGACGAAGCAGCCAGCGTAGGGGCGGCCAGACTTGGCAGACAGCGGGCTGCGATCGCGGTCGATCACGGTCGGTGCCGCATTCTCCTGGGCGGCAGCGCTCACAAAAAAGTTGCCGGGGAAACCGTCGTACTTGCTCTTGGTGTCGCCGTCGTGCAGCGCCAGCTTGTCCTGCTTGTCCAGGCCACGCACAATGGCGGCGGCCTTGTCGCGCCACTTCTCTTTGGCGATCGCGTCCTGGGCGGCGCGGATCTCAGCGATCTGTGGGTGGTCAGGGTCGAGCAGCAGGGTGGCGCTGAAACGGGGCTTGCCTTCACCGTTCACGGTGGTGGCCTCGAACAGGTTGGGGAATGCCAGGCGCACGTTTTTCAGGAGGATGCGGCCGATGGGTTTGGATTGCGTAGACATGGAGATTTCCTTTCAGGGTTTACAGAGTGGATTGGTAGCGGCGTTCAGCAAGCAGGTAGCCCTCGAGCGGCCAGCACTTGTTGATGGCGTCTTCGTAGGCGTACTTCTCGCCCAGTGCCTGGTTGTACTTGGTTGGGTCTACACAGGCGCTGGTGCCCAGGACGGTGTAGCCGTTGACCATGCGCAGCTGGCAAACGGTTGTTGTCGTGCCTGGCAGCACGGAGTAAATGGTCTCAGTGACGCGGGCGATGATGTCGTTCAACGTCACGCTGGTCGGCAGGGTTTCGATGTGCTCTTGCATGTTGGTCTTTCAGGCTAAATCGTCGACAGGGGTCACGTCGGTGAAGTCATCAACGACCGGCGTGACCACCAGGGCCGGGCGTGAATCGGTTGCGGGGGCCACATGTGGCTTGCCCTCGGATTGGGTGATCAGTGACTGCAGCTTGGGCCACTGACGCGGGCCAATCGTCCCGGCCTTGGCCAACTTGTCGGCGGTGGTCGGGCTGATCAACTTGAAGTCGTACATGTCCTCAAGCTTGACGCGCATGGTCTTGAGGGTTTCCTCTGCGACCTTCGCGTCGGCCCACTGGCGCGCGCCCTTCTTGCCTTGCACCAGCTTGAAGCCGGGCACGTTATCGCCAGCCAGCAGGCGGCGCTCGGTCTCGGCGCGCACAGACTTTAGCCAGTCCTCGATGAGGTCCGCTTTTTCCATGATCATCGACAGCCAGGCGGCGTCGTTGTCCCCGTCCTTTTCGACTGGCACGGGATCGGTGAACTCGTCAGGCGACGCAGGAGCCCCAAACTCACAGATGGTGTCGAGCGCTTCGTTGCGCAGCGCAGGGCAGGTGGCCTTGGCGCGGCAGAACTTGCAGGCCTTCTCGCTGGGGCGAAGGTAGGTCCGATCCCACTCGTCGGTTTGATCGTTCCACACCGGCAGCGCTGCGTTGATGCAAGTGATCACCGCGCTGCGTGCAGTCGACCGGCCCCAGGCCTCGAGCTCCTCGACAGAGCAGTCCCACTCACTGGGCGCGCGCTTGATGCGTGGCTGGCTGATGGCCATGCGCACGGTCTCGAAGTCGGCGACCAGGCCGTGATAGGCCTGCAGCGCGCCCAGGCCGTACAGGCTCATCTGCGGGTTGCGCTTGGCGTCGACCTCGACACCCATGCCGTACTTGAAGTCGACGACAATCACCTCGGTGCCACGGCACACGATCACGTCGGCGGTGCCCCAGGCCTCCTGCTCAGGCACGCTCAGGTATGTCGAATAATTGACACGGATGTCGGCAAAGATCGTGCCGTCGTCGCCCTTGAGGTCGTTGGCGTAGTCGACGCAGACCTGGACGTGACCGGCCATGTCTTGGTCGACCTCGAACACAAAGCCATCGGCTTCGATCACGCGCCCGATGTAGGCGGTAGCGGGGCGCTCTTCCTGCAGTGCCCAGGTCAGGACCTGGTGCGCAGCGGTGCCCTCGGCAGCGTACTTGCTGGTGTTGTCAGGCTTGCCCTGCTCGAGCACCTTCTTGCCCGGGCAAAGCATGATCGACTCGAAGCCCGAGGCCGACCACTTGCTGTGTGCGGGGGCGGTCATCAGTTGCCCCCGATCCGGATGCCGGTCTCAAGGCGGCCCGGTGTGCCGCGCAGGGCCAAAGCCATTTCCTTGAGGGCGTCGGCCTGGCGTGCGGAGGCCTCGGCCAGCGCGGCGATGGCTGCGGCGGCGGACTCACTGCACGAAGCGGCCTCAGCCGTGAACGTGCAGTTGCTGATCACCGTTCCGGCGGCCGGTGCGGGCGTTGGTGCGGGTTTTTTCTTGGCAACCATGATCAGGCAGCCTCGAGCTCGGTCAGCTTGTCGGTCACGGCGGCCAGGGCGTCGGCCCACTTGGCCTCGGGCAGTTCCTTGAACGTCTTCACACCGAAGGAACCGGCCACGGCAGCAGCTGCTTCACGGCTCTTACCAGCCAAGGCGAAGACGGCCTTCTGCAGAGTGGGATAGTCGACTGATTTCGAGGCCTCGACGGAGGAGGCAGTCTGTGCAGCGGTCGCTTCCTGTGTGGAAGGTCCCGCAGCAGCGTTTCCCTCACTTGCACCACTTGCAGCGGCAGAGCTCGCTGTGGGGGATGTGTCCGAAACGGGGGTCTTCTTGTCGGACACAGCGGGCTTCGTTGCAGTACCGGGGGAAGTTGCAGTGGCCGCAGCCTTCTGTGCTTTTGGGGCAGGCTTGGTCTCCTGCACAGCTTCTGGCTCAGGCTGCTCGGCAGCTGGACCGCCGACCAGGGCGGTGGACGGGATGTCCAGCAGCGCCTGGCGGGCTGCCTCGATGGACTTGAAGTTGAGGGTGATTGCAATCACGGTGCTTTCCTTTAGCGGTTGAGAAAATTAGATTGTAGCGTCTGCTACAGCCTTAGGGAAATTTTTAATTGGGCCGCCACACAAGCAGATCCATCAGCAGGGTGCCGATCAGGAAGGCAAGCAGGAGCACGCGCGAGGCGAGCTGGGCAGGGGTGTAGTTCATGGCAGGGTGCTTTCTGTGTGGAGGTCTACATAGTCGATGGCGTCGCGCAGGTGCAGCAGGTCGCCATGGAGGCGGTACAGCGTGATCACGGTGTCGACGGCCTGGGCCTTGGGGTGCTTGCGGTTATCCCGCAGCCACTGCAGGACGATCTTCTCGTTCAGTTCGTTGCGCAGGCGGACCAGGTGCCCGTGGGCGGTGCGGGCAGCGCTGAGCTGGTAGTCGGTGGTGGTCAGCATGGCCAGCCTTTCAGGTTCCGTAGGTTGCCCAGGCGGGCAGGCTGTTAAAGAAGCGGCGGGCGGTGCCCAGCTGGCCGACGGTCAGGTGGTTGTCGCGCAGGTCCTCGAGCTCGACAATCTCGTCGCGGTACGCGGCGACCTGGCGCACGTTGAACGGGCTGGCCGGGGCCTGCTCAATGGCAGCGATGAGCCGTTGCAGGAAGGTGATGGTGTTGTCGATGTCTGGCATGGATTTGCATCTTAGTTGGCGATGATGAATTGTAGCAGATGCTAAAACTCACGCCCAAAATAAAACCCCTGCTCACAACAGGGGCTTTACTCAGTAACCACGCAGATCAGCGCAGCAACAAGAATAACCCCACCACCCCGCAGGCGCACGCCGCGCTGCACATGTAGAACATCACCCGCACCTTGCCGCGCAGGTCCTCAATCGGGTCCTCGTACAGGCCGCCGTGCTGCACCAGGTAAGCAATCCGCTGCTTGATTTGTTCGTCGTTCATCGAATCAGTCCTATGAGTTTTTGGATGAAGGGTTCGTCAACGCGGCCCGTGAGTTTGGTGTGTTCGTAGGCCAGGCCGACCAGATTCGCATAAGCATCGGGATCTGGTTTTAGACCTGCGTCACGGATTGCAGCAGCCACTGCGCGCACGCAGGCCGAGAGCGTTTCCTCGTCCACCTGGCGGCCGTTGCCTGCGTGCTCCTGGTCGAGCCAGCCGATGGGCAGGCCGAGCTTGCCCTCCATCTCGCGGGCCACCTTCTCGCTGATCTCGCGCGAGGGGTTGGGCCCGGCCAGCTGGGCAATGTAGCTGCCGTTGGTGTGGCCCAGCTTCTTGGCCATGCTGGTCGGCCCGCCCCACTGGGTCATCAGGGCGCGCAGGTTTTCCCGGCGTTGGTCGTAGACGGATCTCATAGCCCGGCAGGGTAGCAAACAGACGCAGCTTGCTGCAATACCTTTACACCCTGCTAAAATCCCGCGCATGAAAACCATTACCTCCATGAAGGCCTGGATGGCCGCCGCCACCGTTGACGAGCAAGAGCTCCTGGCCGAGCGCGTGGGCACCACCCGCGGCATGCTCTACCAGTACGCGGGCGGGCACCGCACGGCCAGCGCCGAGCGCGCCGGGGCGATCGAGCGCTCCACCGCCGAGATGCACAAGGCCAGCAAAGGCCGACTGCCCAAGATCTATCGCACCGACCTGTCCGAGGCCTGCCTGCAGTGTGAGTACGCGCAGAAGTGCCTCAAGGGCCAGGCGGTGATCAGTGAATTCCCAATCGTTGATTCACGACAACTGGAGCTTTTATGAGCTGGTGGCAAGTCTTGATCCTGTGCTGGGCCTGCTACATGGCGGGCTTCGCCACGGCCGCCCTGATGGCCGCTGCGCGCGACGATGAACTGATCCGCGAGCACAACCTCGAGGCCCTGCGTTCGGCAGGGTTAAACGATGATTGAGACGCTGGCCACGGGCATGCGCTTGATGCTGCCCAGCGGCAACGTCGTGGTCTTGCTGCGCCGCGATCGTGCCGAGTGGACCTGTGAATACACCGAGCAGGCCAAGGCCCGGGGCGAGGTTATTTTCACTGGCCGGTTCCTGCGCCGGTACGCGCGCCGCGTCTGATCTTTTACTTTCTGCTAAAGTCGGTTCCCAGCCAAACCAGATTGTCCCGCCATGGGTGGGGGTTCCGCCCGTGGACAACGGGGGGTTTGGCGACTTTCACGGAACCCCCACCCATGGCGCTTTTGAAAGCCGCCAATGCTTAATTCCGAATTCATGGGCTTCGCCTACCGTGTGCGAAATGCCAACGGCCTGGAGTTCTTGCTCTCCGCCAGCTTCGCCCCCACCAGGACGCAAGCAAAAAAACGCCTTAAGGCCATTCAATCTCAACGATGCTACCAGCGCCGACCCATCTTTGAAGTTGTCGCCCTCCTTGAGGTCGAGATCCGCGTCCTCTCGCAGGAGGCCGCATGACCAACGTGCACCGCATTACCCCACACCTCAGAGATGTTGAGGCCCCCGCGGCCATCCGTGACCTGCCTGCCTGGGTCATCTGGCGCTTTGAAGACAACCCCGGCGGGGGCAAGCCCCGCAAAGTTCCCTATTACGCCAACGGTGGCAAACGCCACGGCGAGCAGGGCGGACCCAAGGACATCGCCAACTTGGTTGCGTTCGACGCGGCCAAGGTCGCCGCAGCGCGCCGTGGGTACGACGGCGTGGGCTTCGCCGCCCTGCAGCAGTTCGGCATCTGCGCGCTCGACTTCGACAACTGCATCACCGACGGCAAGATTCACCCCCAGGTCGAGGCCTTGCTGGCCGACTCCTACGCCGAGTTCAGTCCCAGCGGCCAGGGCATCCGCATCTTCTTTCAGGGCGACCTGGGCAACGGCAAAGCAATTCGCAATGTCGACTTCGGCATGGAGTGCTTCAGCACCCGCGGGTTTGTGACCTACACCGGCAACACCCTCGACATCACCGAGCTGCTGGGCAACACCGACGTGGTGGCCCCACTGCCTGACGTGGTGCGGCAGCTGCACCGCGAGCGTTTTGCCCGCAGCGCTGAACCTATCGAGGTGGTGGCCAGTGGCGAGCCTGCGGGCCTGACCATGGCGCAGATCGAGGAATGTTTGGCTGCACTGCCAACGGATCTGCACTACGACGACTGGGTCATGGTGGGCATGGCCATCCACTGCGAGACGCAGGGTGACGGCTTCGAGATTTGGGAAGACTGGAGCGGTCACAGCAGCAAGTACAGCAACAGGGAATACAACGAGGACCGCTGGCGCAGCTTCGGTAAAGGCAATGGCAACCAGGTGACGGGCCGCAGCCTGGTGCACTTGGCCAACGAGCACGGAGCCAAGATCCGGTTGAACGGCCCGGCCGCGATGGAGGAGTTTGAGGCGCTGGTCGATGACGTGTCGCAGGAATTCGAGAATTACGACACGTCGAGCGCTCACGTACCCGAGAAGCCGATGCGCTTCCAGGTGCTCACCGCGCAAGAGTTCACCAACCGCCCAGCGCCCACCTGGATCATCAAACACGTCCTGCCCCAAGCAGAGCTGGTGGTGCTCTACGGTGCCAGCGGGGCGGGCAAGTCTTTCATGGCGCTCGACATGGCCGGGGCCATCGCCCGGGGCCTGCCGTGGCGCGGCAAGAAGGTCAAGCAGGGCAGGGTGGTCTACATCGCTGCCGAGGGTGCCGGGGGCTTTCGCAACCGCATGCAGGCCTATGCCACCCAGCACCAGGTGGACTTGGCCGAGCTCGACATCGGTGTCATTCACGCCGCGCCCAACCTGATCCTCAAAGACGACGCGCTCGACGTGGCCAAGGCCATCAAGGCGAGCGGGGGTGCTGACGTGGTGATCGTCGACACCTTTGCCCAGACCACACCAGGCGCGAATGAAAATGCGGGCGAGGACATGGGCAAGGCCCTGGCCCACTGCAAGGGCATCCACCGCGCCACGGGCGCTGTGGTCGTGCTGGTGCACCACGCGGGCAAGGACCCCACCAAGGGGGCCAGGGGCTGGTCAGGGCTGCGTGCTGCAGCGGACGCCGAGCTTGAGGTGGTGCGCGGTGCCACGGGGCGCGCGTTGCGCTTGACCAAGAGCAAGGACGGCGAGGACCAGCTGGAGTGGGGGTTCGATCTCGAAGTGGTGCAGATCGGTGTGGACGAGGACCTGGAGCCCATCACCAGCTGCGTGGTGATCGAGACGGCCATGCCCGTGATCGGGGCCGGGCCTGCCCGCAAGATGGGCGTGGTCGAGAAGGTCGTGAACGATGTGATCCAGGAGTTCGCTGTCGCCCAGACCGAGGGCATCGAGGTCGGCCCCGTGCTGGCCGAGGCGGTCAAACGCATGGACCCGCCCACCGATGGCAAGCGTGACACCCGCAAGATGCGTGCCCGCAAGGCGCTCGAGTCGCTGTGCTCGGGCGATGACTCACCCTACTGGCTGGCAGACGATGGCTGCATTGCCGTGTGTTGAAAGGACTGAACAGATGAACATCACGATTTACACCAAGAGCAACTGCCCCAACTGCGTGGCGGCCAAGGCGCTGCTCAAGTCCAAGGGCCTGACCTATTCCGAGGTCAACCTCGACAGCGATGCCGAGCGCGCCACGTTCATGGACGCCCACGCAGGCGTGCGCCAGATGCCCCAGGTCTTTATCGAAGGCCAGCGTGTCGGGGGCCTGGCGGGGTTGCGTGCTGCGTTGGACCAGATCGGGGGTGAGGTATGACTGCCTATGCCGAACACATTTACCGGAACCTTATGGCCGAGCGCGACGACGCCAGGGTCAGCGCAACGTACTGGCGCAACAAGTACGAGACCGCGCAGCAAGCCTTGGCAAACGAGAGCCTGGCGCACCACCACACGCAAGAACGCTACATGCACCTGGTCAAAAACATGGCCGACATCATGGCGCAGGATGCCCGCCCCCGGATGATGATCGTGCGCGAGGGCGAGGTTGACCGCAAAGCGCTTGAGGAAATTATGGCGAGGGGTGCGCAATGAACGTGCAACATTTTGCGGATTGGGCGATGCAACACTGCAACATTTTGTGCAACTTGCAACTTGTTGCTGTGTTGCGCAGCTTCAAAAAGTGCAATGCAATGCAACTCCACCCTATGGGGGAGTTGCAGTGTTGCACTGAAGCGGGGGCAATTACATGCTGAATCAACATTCCCTGCGGATTCATCCCTGGCCTGGAAGGAGCGCGCAAAAAATGCAGAAACTGGTCGCACTCAATGAAAACGGTCGGCGCATCGGCGAAAGCCACCCGCGCGCCAAACTCCTGGACCAAGAAGTCGATCAGGTGCTGGCGCTGCTGGAGGCTGGCTTAAGTTACGCCGAGGTGGCGCTCAAGTTCGATGTGAGCAAGTCCTGTGTGGCCCACATCGCCACGGGCAGGCGTCGCGGCCAAGCGGTCGAGCGCACGGTGCGCGTGTCCGTGTCCTGATGATTTAGCGCGAAGATAAAACCATGAGCACCACCAAACCCTTTGACTGGAAACCCGCCTACCTGGCCGCGCTGCGCCAGGTGCCGGTGATCAAGCACGCTTGCGAGGCGGCTGGCATCGACCGCACCACCGCCTGGCGTGCCCGTGACGATGAGGCCTTTGCCGAGGCCGAGCGCGAGGCCATGGAGGAGGGCATCGACCGTGCCGAGGCCGAGGCCTTCAGGCGGGGCGTGGTGGGCTTTGAGGAGCCTGTGATCGACAAGGGCCGCCTGGCCTATCGCTACGAGCGCTACGAGGTCGAGGACATCGACGGCCACAAGGAGGAGCGCTGGCGCATGGCGCTGGACGAGCACGGCCAGCCCATCCCGCTCACCGTGCGCAAGCACAGCGACGCCATGCTGGGCCTGGTGCTCAAGGGCAGGCGCAAGAAGGTTTACGCCGACCGCACCGAGCTGACCGGCCCCGAGGGTGCACCGATGGTGATCGACGAGACCGCCAAGGCGGCGCGCGTGGCGCAGCTGCTGGCGCTCGCCCAGCAGCGCAAGGACTTTGGGGACCTGGCCTGATGGAGCTCGTCATTTTCACCGTCGTGATGTTCATGTTCACGGTCCTGGCCGAGCACCCTGGCTGGGCCTTCCTCACGCTGCTTGCAGCCCGCTGCGCGTGACGCCGAGCCAAGCGCGCGACCTCGAGCGCTACCTGACCCCGGCCGAGCGCGAGGAGCTCAACGCCCTGATCACCGCCGACCTGGCCGAGCACCGCTGGCGGCCGCTGCCTGGCCCGCAGACCATGGCCTACCACTCCCAGGCCGACGTGATCGGGTTCGGGGGCGCTGCGGGCGGGGGCAAGACGGATCTTGCCATCGGCATGGCCACGACCCAGCACCACCGCACGCAAATGTTTCGGCGCGAGGGTCCGCAGTTGAAGGGCATCATCGACCGCCTGGCCGAGATCCTGGGCTCGAGGCAAAACATCAACGGCAACCCGCCCGTGTACCGCGACGACGACGACCGCCAGATCGAGTTCAACTCCATGCCCAACCTGGGCGATGAGACCAAGTACCAGGGCCGACCCAAGGACCTGCTGGTGATCGACGAGGCGGCCAACTTCCTCGAGCAGCAGGTGCGCTTCGTGAAGGGCTGGGTGCGCACCACGCGACCCGGCCAACGCACGCGCACACTCCTGACGTTCAACCCCCCGACCTCGGCCGAGGGCCGCTGGGTGATCTCGTTCTTCGCCCCCTGGCTCGACAAGAAACACCCGCTCTACCCGAGCGACCCGGGCGTGCTGCGCTACGTCTACGTCGACCCGGTCACGGGCGAGGACGTGTGGATCAGCGACAACGACGCACGGCCGTTTGTGCTGCGTGGCCACGACCGGGTCTATGACTTCGACCCGCTGGCGCACCGGCCCGAGGACATCGTGCGCCCCGAGTCGCGCACGTTCATTCCCTCGCGCATCACCGACAACCCGTTCCTGGTGTCCACCGGCTACATGGCGCAGCTGCAGGCCCTGCCCGAGCCGCTGCGCAGCCAGATGCTGCTGGGCGACTTCCAGGCGGGCATTGAGGACGACCCCTGGCAAGTGGTGCCGACCGCCTGGGTCGAGGCGGCGCAGGCCCGCTGGCGCGAGCGCTCGCCCAAGGGCGAGCTGCTGTCGATGGGCGTGGACGTGGCCCGGGGTGGCAAGGACCAGACCGTGATCGCCAACCGCCACCGCAACGAGCGCAGCACGCTGTGGTTCGACCGCCTGCAGATGCACCCCGGCAGCGAGACCCCCAACGGGCGCACCGTGGCAGGCCTGGTGATCGCCGGGCACCGCGACCATGCGCCCATCCACATCGACGTGATCGGCGTGGGGGCGAGCCCCTACGACGTGCTGGTCGACACCAACCAGCCGGTCTATGGCGTCAACGTGTCCGAGCGCGCCACCAGCCTGGACAAGTCGGGCCGCCTGTCGTTCTTCAACCTGCGCTCACAGCTGTGGTGGCAGCTGCGCGAGGCGCTCGACCCCGCGGCCGACAACGGCATCGCCCTGCCGCCCGACAAGGACCTGCTGGCCGAGATATGCGCACCGCGCTGGGAGCTGTCAGGGATGACCCTCAAGGTCGAGAGCCGCGACGACATCGTCAAGCGGGTGGGGCGCTCACCCGACCGGGCAAGCGCCGTGATCCTGGCGCTGATCGACACGCCCAAGATCCGCGACATCCGCGCGCTCGGCGAGAACGACCGGCCCAGCCTGGACTACGACCCTTACGCACGCATGTGACCCTGGGGTGTCCGTGTTGCAAAGGGCGCGCAGCACAATGCCCGCAACTCCCAGGAGATCCACATGTGCATGAGCTCGCCCAACATTCCGCCACCACCCCCACCTCCTCAGGAGACGAAACAGCCCGACAGCGCGGCCATGACCGACAAGGCCAAGCGCAACCGCGCAGGCATGGTGGGCGGCTCGTTGCTGACCGGCCCCAGCGGCGTGGCCACCGGTGCCATGACCACCGCTAGAACGAGTTTGCTCGGTCAGTGATGGACGGCCAGCCGATCAACCGCCGACAGCGCCTGCTGGCGCGCAAGAGCGCGCTGTGGAACGAGCGCTCGAGCTGGATCACGCACTGGCGAGAGATCAGCGACTACCAGCAGCCCCGCGCCGGGCGCTTTGTCGTTACCGATCGCAACCGCGGCGACAAGCGCGCCAACCACATCCTGGACAACACCGCCGTGTTCGGTGCCCGCACCCTGGCCGCGGGCCTGATGTCGGGTGTCACGAGCCCTGCGCGCCCCTGGTTTCGGCTTGAGATCAAGGACAAGGAGCTGATGGAGTCCGGCCCGGTGAAGACCTGGCTGCACGACACCGCCACCCTCCTGCGCGCGATCTTCGCCAGCTCCAACACGTACCGCAGCCTGCACACGATTTACGAGGAGCTCGGCCTCTTTGGCACCGCGTCCTCGATCGTGCTGCCCAACTTCAACAACGTCATCCACCACTACCCGCTCACCGTGGGTGAGTACGCCCTGGCCACCAACGCCGAGGGCGAGGTCGACACGCTGTGCCGCGAGTTCCAGATGACGGTCGCGCAAATGGTCGAGCAGTTTGGCCTGGCCAACTGCAGCCAGACCGTGCGCGACCTGTACAACAAGGCCAACTACGACGCCTGGGTCGACGTGCTGCACCTGGTCGAGCCGCGCAAGGACCGCGACACCACCAAGCGCGACGGGCGCAACATGCGCTTTGCTTCCGTTTACCTCGAACCCGGCAAGGACAACAACGACCAGTTCCTGTCCGAGTCGGGGTTCCAGAAGTTCCCGGTGCTGGCCCCGCGTTGGGTGGTCACCGGCAACGACGTCTACGGCACCAGCCCCGGCATGGAGTGCCTGGGCGATGTCAAGCAGCTGCAGCACCAGCAGCTGCGCAAGGGCCAGGCGATCGACTACCAGGTCAACCCGCCCCTGCAAGTGCCCACCAAGTACAAGGAAGCGGCCAAGGCCCGTCTGCCGGGCGGCGTGTTCTACGTCGACAGCATGGGTCCCAACCAGGGCGTGCGCTCGGCGTTCGACGTCAACCTGAACCTGCAGCATTTGCGCGAAGACATCGTCGACGTGCGCGAGCGCATCCGCTCGGCCTATTACGCCGATCTGTTCCTGATGCTGGCCAACGACACCCGCTCTGGCATCACTGCCACCGAGGTGGCCGAGCGCCACGAAGAAAAGCTGCTGATGCTCGGCCCCGTGCTCGAGCGCCTGCACAACGAGCTCTTGAGCCCGCTGATCGACACCGCGTTCGATTACGCAGCGCGTGCAGGCATCCTGCCCGAGGCCCCGCCCGAGCTCGAGGGCATGGAGCTCAGTGTCGAGTTCATCTCGGTGCTGGCCCAGGCGCAGCGTGCGGTCGCCACGCAAGGCATGGACCGACTGCTCGGCACCGTCAGCCAGATGGCCGCCGTGCGCCCCGAGGTGCTGGACAAGCTCAACTTCGACCAGATCGTTGACGACTACGGCGATGCCTACGGCGTCAACCCGAAGATCATCGTGCCCGACAGCGAGGTCGCCGCGATCCGTCAACAGCGCGCCGCCGCGATGCAGGCCCAGCAAGCCGCCGCCACCGCCCCCCAGGTGGTGGAGTCGGCCAAGACCGCGAGCGAAATCGACACCGGCAACCTGCAGGACGTGCTCACCTCGTTGCAGGGCTACTCGAACGTCAGCCCCGCACCGATGTAAAGGAACCCCATGAAGCTGATCGACATGAAGAACACGGTCAAGACCAAGGACTCGAGCCTGGTCTCGCCAGTGGAGCAGGACGAATACCCGTACGGCCTGCGCATTCGCCTGGACAACGACACGTTGAAGAAGCTCGGCATTGCCGAGCTGCCCGCGATCGACAGCGAGCACAAACTCGTGGCCCTGGTCTGCGTGGTCGGCCTCACCATGAACGAAAGCGCAGGCGAGGGCGAGCCCTACCGCTCGGTCGAGCTGCAGATCGAACAGCTGGCGCTGATGCCCGCCAAGGAAGAGGACGACGAGTCGAGCGACGACCGCGCCAAGGCGATGTACCCGAGCATGCTGGGTTGACCCCATGCCCGTACGCACCGCCACCGGCCTGATCGCCTGGTACATGCGCCGCTGCGGGTTCGAGGGCTGGGCCTCGTTCTGGCGCGCGGTCTACGTGCTGCCAGGCTACGAACACGACACCCGCCTGATCCGTCACGAGCTGTGCCACCTGCAGCAGATCGAGCGCGACGGGCGCGTGCGTTTTGCGCTGCGCTACAGCTGGTGGCTGCTGCGCTACGGCTACCGAGACAACCCCTACGAGGTCGAGGCGCGCGCCGCCGAAATCGTCTCGTATCCGTGACGGCTGTAGCACACGCTACAGTGCAGGTGCGGATAGGCTGATCCCCGAAGAGTCGACTCATCCCCGACCTGCCGCATCTTTCAAGGGATGCTTGCTGGGATGAGCATGAAAACCTGTATCAAATGCGGCGAAGCAAAGCCGCTCACTGCGTTCTCTAAAAGCAAGACTAGCCGCGACGGCGCACAGCCGTACTGCAAAACCTGTGCCTCGGCTACCACCGCAAAATGGGCGGCTGCAAATCGTGAACGAAAAAGCAAAAACAACCGCAACTGGAAAGACCTTAATCCAGATAAAAAGCGCGCCCACGGTGCTAAATGGGTTGCAAACCACCCAGACAAAAACAGGGCCAAAACTGCAAGGCGTCGAGCAGCGGAGACCCAAGCCACCCCTCCTTGGGTGGACCACGCCGCAATCGCCGCGGTCTACGCAGAACAGCAAACCTACATTGACCTCGGCGTGGAGGTGCACGTCGACCACATCGTGCCGTTGCGTGGTGAAAACGTATGCGGCCTTCACGTCCCTTGGAACCTCCGCGTCATTCTTGCTGAAGACAACCTGCGCAAAAACAACAAGCTCGACGACAGCGTAGCTGCGTGTGCTTTTGTTTGACGCCCGTGTCCGTGTGAACGTAGCACGCCGCTACAGTCACCGCGTGGCAACTATCAACGACCCAACAGATCTGCGACGTCAAGAACGCGAGGCCGAAAGCGAAGAGCTGGGGGCGCGCGAGCTCAGGCGCAAGGAACTCGAGGATCTTCGGTGGTTGCTCGGTCACCCCCAAGGTCGCCGCATCTCGATGCGACTGCTGGAAGAGGCGGGCGTGTATCGGTCCTCGTTCAACCATAGCGGCAGCGTCATGGCGTTCAACGAAGGCAAGCGACACATCGGCCTGTTTCTCACGGCTGAGTTCCTCGAAGCCGCGCCCGACGGGTTTATGAAAGTGCTCAAAGAGTACGGAAAGACCAAAGATGACTGATACGACTGCGGCAACCAGCACACCTTCCACCGACGCTGGGGAACCGACAACGACTGATAGCACGGCTGCGAGCACCGCAGGCATGGTGGACACGACGGCAACGTCGACCACTGCAAGCACGACCGACCCGAAACCCACGGAACCCGTGGTGCCCGAGTCGTACGAGCTCAAGATGCCCGACGGCGTTCAGCTCGACTCGGCAGCTGCCGAGGAGTTCACCGCGATTGCCAAGGAGCTCAAGCTCGACCAGGCCGCGGCGCAAAAGCTGGCTGACATCGGGGCCAAGATGGCCACCCGTCAGGCAGAAGCGCACGCCCAGCTCGTCGAGACTTGGACCGAGCAGGTCAAGACCGACAAAGAGATCGGTGGCGACAAGCTCGATCAGAACCTGGGCATCGCACGCAAAGCCATCGACACCTTCGGCTCCCCTGAGTTGAAGGCGCTGTTGAACAGCACCGGGCTGGGCAACCACCCCGAAGTCGTGAAGCTGGCGTTCAAGGTCGGCAAAGCGATCAGCGAAGACCGTTTCGTGACCGGCAGCCCCAAAGGTGCCGAGACCGACATGGCCAAAAAACTGTTTCCCAACATGAACTGAAAGGCACACCATGGCTACCCTCGCCGCAAACAACCCCACCCTCCTGGACGTCTCCAAGCGTCTGGACCCCGATGGCAAGATCGCCTCGATCGTCGAGATCCTGAACGCGTCCAACGACGTGTTGCAGGACATGTCGTTCGTCGAAGGCAACCTGCCCACCGGCCACCGCACCACCATTCGCACCGGCCTGCCCACTCCGACCTGGCGCAAGCTCTACGGCGGCGTGCAGCCCACCAAGTCGACCACCGCCCAGGTGACCGACTCGGCCGGTATGCTCGAGGCCTACGCTGAAGTCGACAAGGCCCTGGCCGATTTGAACGGCAACAGCGCTGCGTTCCGCTTGTCCGAGGACGCCGCCCACATCGAAGGCATGAGCCAGGAGATGGCCTCCACGCTGTTCTACGGCAACGAAGGCTCCGAGCCCGAAGCCTTCACAGGCCTGGCTCCACGCTTCAACTCGTTGTCCGCGCAGAACTCCGACAACATCATCGACTTCGGCGGCACTGGCTCCGACAACATGTCGATCTGGTTGTGCGTGTGGGGTCCCAACACCGGCCACGGCATCTACCCCAAGGGCTCCATCGGCGGTCTGCAGATGACCGACAAGGGCCAGGTCACCATCGAGAACGTCGATGGCGCGGGCGGCCGTATGGAAGGCTACCGCACCCACTACCGCTGGGACTGCGGCTTGACCATCCGTGACTGGCGCTACTTTGTGCGCATCGCCAACATCGACTTCAGCGTGTTGAACGCAGGCGATGCCGGTGCGATCACCGCACAGAAGGCGCTGATCACCGCCATGATCAAGGCCACCGAGCGCATCCCTGCCTTGGGCAAGGGCCGTGCCGCGTTCTACGTGCCACGCAACATCCGCGAGAACCTGCGCCTGGGCATCTTGGAGCGCACCTCCAACAACCTGTCGTGGGAGACCGTCGAAGGCAAGCGCGTGATGACGTTCGACGACATCCCCGTGCGTCGCACCGACGCCCTGGTCAACACCGAAACCCGCGTGGTCTAAGACGAGGCGAGGGTCGGGGCTCATCCCCGACCCTTCCCCGGCTAACCCTCAATCCCTTTGGAAGGACATCAAAATGATTCTCGACGAACGCAATGAATTCGCTGATGCCACGGCACTCAGCACCGCCGCCACCGGCTTGGCCCTGGTGGGCGACGTGATCGACTTGGGCACCGACGGCGTCAACGACGTTGAAGGCATGTACCTGGTCGTGACGGTCGACACCGCCGTGACTTCGGGTGGCAGCGCCACCGTGGAGTTCCAGCTGGCCTCTGACGCCCAGGCCGCCATCGCGGTCGACGGCAGCGCCACCGTGCACGCCAAGTCGGCTGCGATCGCCAAAGCCACCCTGGTGGCAGGCTACACAGCCTTTGTGGTCGCACTGCCCAAGGGCCAGTACGAGCGCTACTTGGGCATCCTGCAAAACGTCGGCACCGCCGCGTTGACGGCAGGCAAGATCAACGCCTTCCTGACCAACGCCCCGGCGACCTGGAAGTCGTTTGACGCGCCGTTCCAGCTGTAATAGGAGCCTGGCATGAAGGTAACCGCCATCAAGCCAGCCTTCCATAACGGTGCCCGCGTTCGCGTGGGTGACCAGCTGGAAGTGGCTGACGACTTCAAAGGCTCCTGGTTTGTGAAAGCCGAGAGCGTTGAAGCGGCCAAGGTCGTGAGTGCTGCCAAGCCCTCGCGCCCGCAGCCTAAAGCGCTGTCGCAACTGAGCAAGGGTGAGGACAAAACCTTCATCCAGGCCCACAGCGAAAAGGCCGACCTGGCCTGATCGGCGGTCGCTGATTGCATCAAAAGGGCACCCGCGCAACGGGTGCCCTTTTTTGTTGCGTGTCCGTGGCCGTGAACGTGCCCCCTACACTCGCTGGCATTGGAGAACCCCCATGGCCTCAGTCGTACAAATTTGCAACATGGCCCTGAGCCACATCGGCTCAGAGGCGCGCGTCTCGAGCATCAGCCCGCCGGATGGCAGCGTCGAGGCGGGCCACTGCGCGACGTTCTACGACCAGGCGCGCACCGAGATGCTCGAGCCCGGCAACTGGGCCTTCGCGCTCAAGCGCCAGCTGCTCGCGCAGGTCACCAACACCAGCAACGCCTGGGCCTACGCCTACACCAAACCCGCCGACTGCCAGCGCGCGCTGCGCATCCTGCGCCCGAGTGTCGCCGTGACGGTGTTCACCCAGGACCGCATCGCCTACCCCCACACCGATGACCGCGACAGCGCGCCGTTCGATGTCGAGGGCGAGGTGCTCTACAGCAACGAGCCCGACGCGGTGCTGGTCTACACCCGCGACGTGACCGACACCACCAAGTTCCCGGCCAGCTTCGTCAGTGCGCTGTCGTACCTGCTGGCTGCCTACGTGGCCGGGCCGATCGTCAAGGGCAACGAGGGCGTGCGCGTGGGCGATGCCATGCGCGAGCGTGCCCAGGCGCTGGCAGACCTGTCGGCCACCAGCTCGGCCAACGCCTCGAGCGCCGACAACGTGCCACAGCCCACCCTGCTGGCGGTGCGCGCATGAGTGCCAAGTTCCTGCTCCGCTCGTTCGCCGGGGGCGAGATCACGCCCGAGCTCGCCGGACGCCTGGACCTGACCAAGTACCAGACCGGGCTCTCACTCGCCCGCAACTTCATCACGCTGCCGCACGGACCCGCGGCGCGCCGCCCAGGCTTTGAGTTCATCCGGGCGGCGGGGGATTCCACGCGCGCCGTGCGCCTGATCCCGTTCGCCTTCAGCGCCACCCAAACCGTCGTGTTGGAGTTCGGGCACCAGTACATCCGCTTTCACATCGAGGGCGCGACACTGCTGGACCCAGGCACCGGCCTGCCCTACAGCATCGCCACCCCCTACCAAAGCGCCGACCTGTTCGACCTGCACCACGCGCAGTCGGCCGACATCATCACCATCACGCATCCCGGCTACGCCGCGCGCGAGCTCGCCCGCCGGGGAGCCACCGACTGGACCCTGACCGCAATCACGTTCGCCCCGCCCAGTGGCGTGCCCACCAACGTCGTGGCCACGCCCACCGTGGCCGTGAGCACCAACCTGACCCAGACCAAGTACGTGGTCACGGCCGTGCAGCCCGACGGCGTCACCGAGTCGCTGGTCAGCGCCAGCGTGAGCGCGTTGAACAACCTGACGCTGGCGGGCAACTTCAACACCCTGACCTGGGACGGTGTCGACGGGGCCGCGCGCTACAACGTCTACAAGCTGCGCGGGGGCATCTACGGCTACATCGGCCAGGTCACGCCCTCGGGGGCCTCGCCCAAGACGATCAGCAGCGCGGTGGCCTACGACAGCGACGGCCTGTTCAAGTTCAAGCGCGTGCGCGTGGTCACGAGCTCCGCCCACGGTTACACCACCGGCGACCGCGTGCTGATCGCGGGCACGACGTTCTACGACGGTCTGTTCCAAGTCACGGTCGAGAACTCGACCACGTTCAACTACGCCAAGAAAACGGTGTTCCCGATCACGGTCAACACCGGCACCGCAAGCACGCCGACCCTGTCCCTGGTCGACGACAACGTGCTGGCCGACACCAGCCAGTCCCCGCCTGAGAACATCATTGCGCTGAACTCAGGGGCCAACGATTACCCGGCCGCCACCACCTACCACGAGCAGCGCCGCTGGTTCGCAGGCACCAACGCCAAGCCCCAGGTGCTGTGGGCCACGCGCACCGGCACCGAGTCCAACCTCACCAGCTCGATCCCGAGCCGCGAGGCCGACGGCATGGAGCTGCGCATCGCGGCCTCGCAGTTCAACCAGATCCGCCACCTGGTGGCGCTGTCCGACCTGATCGCGCTCACCGCGGGCGGGGAGTTCCGCGTCTACGCCGAGGGCGCGCCCGCCATCACGCCCACCAGCGTGACGATCAAGCCCCAGGGCTACTCCGGGGCCAGCAACGTGCAGCCCGTCGTCACCTCGGGCTCGATCCTCTACGTGCAGGCGCAGGGCTCGCGCGTGCGTGAGCTCGCCTACTCCTGGGAGGCCAACGCCTACCGCACCACCGACGTGTCGATCATGGCCCCGCACCGGTTCAACGGCTATGCGCTCACGCAGATGGCGTTCACCCGCGCGCCCGATGCGACCCTCTGGGCCGTGCGCGACGACGGCACGCTGCTGGGCATGACCTACGTGCCCGACCAGCAGGTCTATGGCTGGCACGCCCACGACACCGACGGCGCGTTCGAGTCGGTGTGCGTCGTGTCCGAGGGCAACGAGGACGTGCTTTATGTCGTGGTGCGCCGCACCGTCGGCGGCACCGCGCTGCGCTACGTCGAGCGCCTGCATTCGCGCATCTTCACTGCGCAGGAAGACGCGTTCTTCGTTGACTCAGGGCTCACCTACCGCGGCACACCGGTCACCACTCTGAGTGGCCTGGGCCACCTCGAGGGCAAGACCGTGAACATCCTGGCCGACGGCGCGGTCGAGCCGCCCCGGGTCGTCACCAGCGGCCAGATCACGCTCACCACCGCCGCCAGCGTGGTGCACGTCGGCCTGCCGATCACCGCCGACCTGCGCACGCTCCCGCTCGCCATGGAAGGTGCCCAGGCCGCGGGCCAAGGCACCGTCAAGAACATCAACAAGGTGCACCTGCGCGTGAGCCAGTCCTCGATCGTCAAGGCCGGGCCTGACTTCACGCGCCTGCGCGAGTACCCCGCGCGCGCCGTGTCCGACCCCTACGGCTCCCCGCCCGCGCTGCGTGACGGTGAGCTCACGCTCACGATCGACCCGAGCTGGAACCAGGACGGCGCGCTGTGCGTGCGGCAGGACCTGCCACTGCCCCTCACGGTGCTGTCGATGACCCTGGAAATGCAGAGCGGTGGGTGAGGTCCTGATCCGACCCACCGAGCCCGGCGACGCCGCCACGCTGTTTGCCAACCTTCGCCCCTCCGACCTCACCGAGTGCCGGGCCTACGGCCGGGGCGACATCGCTGCAGGCATCGAGACCAGCGTCAACCGCTCGGTGCTGTGCTGGAGCGCGTTCATCGACGGCGAGCTGGCCGCGATCCTGGGCTGCGCCCCGATCAACATCCTCACCGGCATTTT